CGACCTGAGTATGACCAAGAGGCGTTGGCTCAACAGTATCAAGACTTGATCACCTCCCAGCGCGAGGCAGAAGAGGCGCAGAAACAAGAACGCGAAAAGGCGATCGCTGATTTAAGAACCGCGATAGCAGAACAAACAGCGACAGCAGCAGAAGCAGCGGCTGGTGAAAGATCAGCATTATCCGCTGCATTAGAAGGCCGCATTCGAGAAGCAAGAGAAGCGGCAGCAGCAGAGGTCGCAGATCAAGGCACCATCATTGGTGACCTGAAAGACAGAATAGGTGGTTTGACCCAAGACCTGGGTGGCATATCTCAAACCATACAAGAAGAACAAGACAAGCTATCGGCAGAGCTGAGAGAGTCTCAAGCCGGCGCCGTAGATCTTATCCAAGGCAGAATTAACAGCTTGAATGATGAGCTGGCTGGTGTGTCTCAAGCAGTTGAGACAGAGACAGCAGCGCAGTCAGAAGCTCTGAGAGGTGAACGAGAACAGATTGTTTCCGATCTAGAAAGCCGGATCGGCACACTGAGAGACCAGATAGAAAACTTACCTCTCAACGAAATACAAAATCAGATTGAAGGTATAACGACTCAATCACAGAACTTTGCCGATACGGCTCGTACAGAGCGGGAAAGACTCGAATCAGATCTGAGAGAAGCACTGGAGGGTAGGGCTGGTCGAGAAGAGTTTGAGACACTAAAGCAGGAATACGAAAGAACGGGTGGTATGTTGCAAGATGCTATCACTCAGCAAACCCAGAGAGGCGAAAGGCTGGCCGAGCAGATCGGAGCGTTACAGGCAGCCCAGCTCGACCCCGCACAAATAGAACAACAAAGAGCAGCGGCTATCACAGGGGCTATTGATCCAATACAAGCTCAGATAGAAAAGTTGAGGGGGGAGATACCTCAACAGATTGATGTGGATGCTCTACGAAAGCAGATTACGCAAGAGGTCTTAGCCGGCTTGCCTCAACCTACTACAAACGTACAGGCGCCCGTAGTTTCTGTCGGTCCTGGACCTGGGGGCATGGATCCCTTCGGGCAAGGTGGCATGAATACCTTACCAACTACAGAGGGCGCTGCCGAATTTGCTACTTATGCGGCCGATAGAGCAATGACGGGACAAAGTCCGATTACGGGTTCTCTTGCAGTTGAACCGGTCACCAACGTACAAAGGAGAGCTGTCACTGGAGAGCCTGAAGTCTTTCAGCCAAACCCAGCACAACAACAAGCTGGCATAGCTCCACCACCGATATTCAAAAACATGCCCATAGGTAGAATAGGAATACGATAATGTCTTCACCAATACCAGATAATGTAGCGAACCCTGCGATTTACCGAAAAGCAAAAGCGAAGATGAAGCGGAAGTTCAAGGTTACACCCAGTGCATATTCTAGTGGCTACCTTGTGCAGGAATATAAGCGCATGGGCGGTAAGTATAAAGGCGCCAAAAAAGCTGGCGGTGGGGAAGTAGCCTTCGACGCTAAGAAAAGCGACTTAAACAAGGACGGGAAGATTAGCAAATACGAGAGAGCCAGAGGCACTGCGATCGCGAAGAGCATGGCTAAGAATATGAATCTAGGCGGTTCTGTATCTATTCAAGCTCGGGGTTGTGGTGCCATCATGCCTGAAAAGCAACGCCAGACTAGAGTTCCTCGTAGCTGATGAAGAAACGAGATCCAAAGGTCGGAACAGGCAAAAAACCTAAAGGATCGGACCGGCGCCTGTACACCGATGAGAATCCAAAAGACACAGTTAGTATTAAGTTTGCGACTATGAAGGACGCGGATGCGACAGTGCGAAAGGTGAAGAAACTCGAAAAGCCCTTTGCTCGTAAGATACAAATACTTACAGTAGGTGAGCAACGAGCCAAAGTGATGGGTAAAACAGGCATCGCCAACGTATTCAGGAAGGGCAAGGACGCCATCAGGAAACAACATGGCAAAGCGTAGCGGCGGTCTTACAAAATGGTTTGAGCAAGATTGGGTGGATATCGGAGCACCAAAAAAAGGTGGCGGCTTCGCTAAATGCGGCAGATCTAAATTAGAAAAAGATCGCAAAAGAAAATATCCAAAATGTGTTCCAGCGGCGACAGCCGCTAGGATGAGCGATAAACAAATCGCATCGGCGGTTCGTAGAAAACGAGCCAAAAAACAAGGTGTTGGTGGCAAGCCAACAAACGTAAAAACTTTCGCAAAAGATGGAGGCATCATGGCTGGACATAAAGGCGGCAAAATGGCAACCAAGGGCGGCACGATGAAAAAGCGTGGACCTGGTATGCAAAAAGGTGGGATGGTCAAAAAGAAAGGACCAGGAATGATGAAGGGTGGCACGGTCAAAAAGAAGGCGGCACCTGGAATGATGAAGGGCGGTTCTATCAAAAAAGTACCCCCAGGGATGCAAAAAGGCGGCAGCGTAAAGAAGCAAGGTGTACGCAAGCCATCTAATCGCAAAATCGGCCTGTACGGCTAAGCAGCTTGGCCTATCTCCAATCGAATATTCCGTACTTTAAGTGTTGGGTTCGGAGGGAGTACACACATAACCATGAGGAATATCATGGTGAGTTTTTACATGCGATGGCTATCGCCGTTACGACGATGCCTACTCGTTGTTTGTCGTTCCAAGTAATTTTTACGGGAGCAGATACACAACCAGACGAGGACAACGTACACGGCGGTGCCATGTGGGCGAGAATGCCCATCACTGCGCTAGCAGGAGACTTTGAGTATGAAGGATGGCCTGACCCGATGCCAACGTGGGCTGCACAACCTTGGGATTGCTCTAGTTATCATCACGCTGTTTATGTGCTGGATCGCTGCACCCCTTGTCCGTGGATGGCGAAGATTGATGGACAGTTTTATCCTGCAAAGTACTTATTTACTGTGGACTATGCAGAGAACGAAATTGCCGACGATCCTGCTCAACACAAGCAAAGCCACGTTATGCAGTTACTGGACGCGGGTAACTGGACTGGTAACATCGTTGCGCTCCCGAATAATCGGGTGAGAGTTACACACCCAGCTTGGTTTGAGACCGGCGAGGGCGCCCCGCATTTCAAACCGTCTCAGCACATTCATTATTCAAAGAGCGACTTGGATTACACGTTGGACGTAAACCAAGTGTTTGATAATCTGTACGCTCCAGAGAAAAAGCCGAAGCGGAAGAAGAAGAATGGCACTAAGCGGAAGTAAAAACTTTGAGCTGGATGTAGCGGATTATGTCGAAGAGGCATTCGAGCGTTGCGGCTTGGAGCTGAGGACCGGCTACGATCTGAAGTCTGCGAATCGCAGCTTGAATCTTATGTTAGCTGAGTGGGCAAACCGTGGTTTGAACCAGTGGACGATCGCAGAGAAAACGATTGCAATGGTGAAAGACACTGCGACTTATAACGTGGACTCGACCAATGGCACTGCCGCTATCGACGTTCTCGACGCCTTCATCCGAGAAACCATTGGCGGCAAGTCAAACGACATTCCGTTGTCACGGCTGTCTCGATCCGACTACGCAGACATTGCAGTGAAAAGCACCACCGGCAAACCAAACCAGTTTTTCATCAACAAGCAGATTACGCCGACGATCTCTGTATGGCCTACGCCAGATAAAAGCTCCACCTATGTGGTCCACCTCAATGTATTAACCAGGATGGATGATGCGGATGTCGGAGCTGATACACTAGAGGTACCGTTTCGGTTCTATCCGTGTCTGGCCGCTGGGCTTGCTTACTACATTGCACTGAAGCGAGTGCCAGAAAAGGTGCAGATGCTAAAGTCTTTGTACGAAGAAGAGTTTCAGAGAGCGATGAGCCAGGACGAGGACCGAGCGTCTTTCCATATTGCTCCAGACTTCCGTGGATATAACACGGCTTAGTCATGGCTTTTGCGTCCAATAAAAATGCTTACGGAATCTGTGACATTACAGGATTCCGATACAAGCTAAAGGACATGAAGATGACCTGGAACGGCTTGCTTGTCGGTCCAGATCAATGGTCACCCAAAGAACCCCAGATTGACCCTAGACCCAAGAAAGCAGATGCGGAGGCGCTAAGGATTAGCAGACCGGACCAAGCTGCTGGTGGTGAAGATGGGACATTCTTTCAAGTGTATACCAACACCGGACT